AGTTAACTGGTCATATAATGAGTATACCTTTGACATAGTTTTATTACTCAATACATTATGTTTGAATTCTCTTAAAGATTTTTTGAAATCCGACTCATTCTTGTAGGATTCAATTAAACTTGTTTCAATTATGGATTTTACTTGTCCGAAAGTCATTAGTGATAGTTTTGATATAAATATTATGAATTTAATAACTTATCCAATTCTTTTGAAATTTCTCCTAAAGAATCTTGACCTTGACCTAAATCTAAGAATTGTGTACCCTCAATTAAGTTATTTTCAACTAAAATATTGAGACTGTCCATCCTTGATTCTGGTGTTACCGCACCTTCAGCAGGTGGAGGTGCTTCAGTTCCTCCTTCTGGTGGCGGTGGTGATCCTAAATCACCTCCACCTAAATTTCCACTTGGTGGTGGTGGCTCAGTTGCTGTAGAAGTTGATGGTGCAGTTCCTCCTGAAGATGAACCATATAATTTGTCTATGTTATCAAATATTCCTGTTTTAGTGATAACTGTTGGAGTTGCTTTAAGTTCTTCTCCTACGGCTCTTTCAATTCTTTGTTGTTGTAAATCCAATCTAATTTCATCATCAGACCATCCAAAAATATGTTTTTTGGCCCATGTTGATGAAGTGGCTTGAATACCATTTCCTGGATCTGCAACAAGATCTTTATAAAGTAAAACTTTTTCTTTCCATACATCAATCTTTAATAAATCGGCTTGTGTAGATGGATTGCTAAGTCCTAATGTAAAATTTGAAAGTTCGTCTTCAAATCCCAATAAAAATAAATGTACAATTGCAATTTTATTTAATTCTTGCAACATACTTTTTTGAATCCTGTTAATTGTACGAGCAAATCTAATATCTTGTAAAGATAAATTTTTACCATCTCCAACAACTTCTTCAAATCCTAAGAATGCTTTTGGAACACGAAGAGCTGTTAATAATTTCTTTTGAATATATTCAATATCAGCAATTTCAGATAAGTTAGTTGCACCTGGTAGGGTTGTAATTGGATCTGGAGCCGCTGGATCTCTTACAGGAATAAAATAATCTTGGTCAACAGCCATTTGGTTGAACCTCATATCCACATTACCTGTTTTTTGGTCAACAATTTGTTCTCTTTTGAATTTGTTGGCAACACGTTGAACATATGCTTCAACATCATCATCGTTCATATTTCCCACGAATACTTTAAACATTCTTCTTTCGGGAGCTCTTGATGTACGATAAATTAACATTGCATCTTCAGACAATAATAATTGTTTCCAAATTCTTCTTGCTTTTTCTAACATAGAAGTACCATACGGAAGTTTTCTATCATCACCTAATAATCTAAAGTGAGCAATTTCCCATGATTGAAAAGTCATATTTTTATTTTTCCAAGTAAATTCTAATGCCTTTGGTTTTTCTGGTTTTTCAACGTTAACAGTTATTTTTGCACTTGCTCCCGCTTCATGTCTTTCAATTTCAATTGTCGGAAGTTGTTGAACCCCAACAATACCTTTTTCAGGGTCAAGTTTTAAATAAACAAAATTATCACCATACTTACAAGTGTTTCTTGTCCACATTGGTAAGTTAGTATTGATATCCAAAGAGTTATTAAATAAATCGGCTAATACAGATTTGATACGTTTTGATTCAGAATAAATTTGTAAAATAAATCCATCTTCATTTGTTGTTGTTGATTCTTCGGCATAGATATCTAATGCTGCTGAAATCTCAGGAGTATATTCCATTGATTCATAATCATATTGTGCGGAAAGCCTTGTCGGTTCATAATACATTGCTTGAGAATACATATTATTCTCAACTTTAGCCCATTGGGATGATAAATAAAAAGTTTGTTGTGCTTGTAATTTTTCTTTTTCGTATTCATCACGATTAGGTGTACGTAATAATTCTTTTTTATCAAACTTAAAAGTTGGATAATCTTGATTCAGCAAAGAATTTGGGCCAAAAGTTTTGGACAAACGTTGCCAAACGGTTAGATTTTGATCACTCATAATATAATTTTAAGTTGTTACTTTAATAATATAAATAGTTATTTAACCCCAAATAACCATCCATATGTTTCGTAGTCTTTTTTTGTAGGACCAGAATTATATTGTCTACTATCTCGTCCCATTTGTGGAACCATTGGATTGAAAAATTCTGAAGAGTTTTTGTTTTCAGTAACTACTGTAGACCAAGAATTTAGCATAGCCTTGGTATGATTAACTACCTTTGTAAGAGATTGGAAAGATTTTTCTGCAACATAAATTGCCATAGATATTGCCATAATACAGTCATCATGATGACCCTTTTGATGGTCAGGTCTTCCATTTACATAAATGAAGGTATTCATTTCATTATATAACCTATGTGAATAAACTTTAAATTCATGTCTAACGGCTTCTTCAAGAGAAGCAATAATTTGAACCCTTTTATTATTAAAATTTATACCAGGAATTTTTTCATTTAATTTTGGATCATATTTCCACTTATTACTTGTATCAACATTGTCAACATACATTCCACCAGCATATTGTAATTCTTGCATTTTTCTTGCAGTTGCAACTCCCATTCCTCCTGTCAAATCTACAACACAATACGCATTATACATTGTTCCCCACTTATAAGCAATCTCTGCGGTTACGTCTGGAGGTACTTTTCCGACATATTCAAGGACTTGTTCTCTCGTGTCGAAGTCAATTATCTGAATTGAAGTAAAGTCCTCAGAATCCCCTCTTGATACGTCCACACCCATGACGTATTTATGTCCGTTTTCAGGTTCTTTAAATATCCAAAGATTTCCACCCATCATTTTGGCTTGAGGGTCTCTTAATTGATTTTTAGAAATGTTTTGCATTAAATCAGAATCGAATACGTTATCTCCTGATCCTAAAAAGTTACATTCCAACTCTTGTGCCACTCTTCTTCTATCAAACTTTAACTTTTTAACCATCCCTTCAAACCAAGTTGAACATGGTTTATACCCTTGGTCTATATAGTCTTTAACAATTTGTAAGTCTCTTTCATACGGATTTTCATTATGTAAACTAACAATACTATCTTTAGGGTAATCTTCTCTGTTTAATAAAAAATGAACTAAATCAGGGGTTTTAACCATATACAAATCTTTTGTATACCTTGGGTCTTTATACCAATACATTTCAGAGATTTTGAAATCATTCATTCCTCGTAATGATTGGTCATAAATTTCATAATAGATTGGATCATATCCATTTGGTGTGGATACAACAATAACCTTACCACCCGTAGATAGTGAGGCCATACAGGCAGACCAGAAATCACTATCTGCTTCAATGTAGGCTGCCTCATCAAATATCAATATGGTTGGGGTATATCCACGAAGGGCATCCTTTGAAGTTGCAACGGCTTTAACTTCGCAATCATTATTAAGTTTAAAATGTCTTTGTGAATTTTTTTCTTGGGAGAATCCAATTCCAACCCATGCTGGCCATTGTTCGGTAAATCCTCTAACCTTGTTTGCCATTTCCACGGCAGTATCCAATTTGTTGGCAATAATCAGAATCTTTTCTGGCTTACTTTTTTTTGCGAATGCAAGTTTTTTTGATGCCCATGCGGCAGTAACTGTAGAAACTCCTGCCTGTCTGTATTTCAGAGCAACATTTTCATTGTAATTATCGTAATCTTCGATTAAGGTAATTTGGTCTGGAAATAAATCTAATGGAACGTATTTGGATACGGTATTATCGAATGTCTGTAAATAAGTACGAAGTGCATAAGGAGTGTTCCTCATACATTTCGTAACTTCTATAATTAATTGTTCTTTAGTCACATATTATTATTTGGGTCTTGATATCCCCAAACTACCTAAGAAATCATCTAATCCGTCTTCATCATCTTCGTCATTTTCGTCAGAATCATCAGAATCGATATCATTTTCTTCTTTATAATCCTCAAATTCACCTTTCATATTTTGAGCTTCTTTCATAATTTCTTCAAATTTTGAAGTAGCCTTTCTTACTTTAGATTCATCTTGAGAGATGGCGTTTCCTATAATTTCCAAGAATTCTTGGGCTGGTATTTGGTATAACAAGATATGGAACCAGTTTATTAGACCTTTGTTTGATTCGTCAAACATTGCGTCTGGTAGAGCGTGTCTAAGTTTTTCTACAATTTCAGGGCCTATTCTTAATTGCATTGGTTCGTTAGCTAAAGTATCAACTTGTCCTTGAACTTTTTGTCTCATTTCAGAATCTGTTGGAAGACCGTGTCTTCCTTTTGCCTCTTCTAATCCTTTAATTATTTCGTGACATAATATTGGGAAAATCATTCCTGTAGCTGTAATTTTTGTGTCAGGTGTTTCTTCTCCACCTTCTCCACCTTCTTCTCCTTCATCGTCTGAATCACCTAATTCTACTTTACCAGCAACACCTTGACCTGTTTCACTCATCATTTCAATCATTTGTTCCATTGTAAAATACATGAAATCATTGATTGCCATAATTCCTAAATAATCTCTGTAAAGAGAAGGGTCAATAGCATCTAATCTTGCTTTTACATCGGGCTTTTGGAAAAGGTAATGTCCTTTTTTTGCTGCTCCTTGAATAATCGCATTTATAATATTTCTTTTATGTTTTTCTAATTCTAATTGTTCTTCATCTGTCAAATCTTCAACATCAAATGAAGGTATTTGAAGTTTTTCTTCACCTTCTTCATCATCTTCTTCCTCGTCATCTTCTGGTTCTTCAGGATTAAACCTAAAATTAGAAGTATCCGGCATACCCAATTTAGCATCAATCTGATACCATCCTTCAGGTACTTCACCTTCTTCTAAAGATGCATCAATAGCCAATTGTTCAAGTTCTTCTTTATGAGCACTTTCAATTCTCATAATATTTGGAAGTTTCCTCATCATTTCTTGATAAATCATTCCTTGAACTTGTTGAGAACTAATATTTCTATTACCCGTAACTTCTTTAAGTTTGTCGGCAACTTTACCAAATCTTTGGCTTACCAATCTTTGAACATCTTGAGACCCTTTTTTCATTGCAGGATTCTTTGCATATAAACCTTCAGGGTCTCCTAATTTTCTTTCTAAATTAGGATCCATTCTTTCAGGTCTATTACCGTATTCTACTTGTTCTTTTAATTTCTTTGCCATTTTATTTATTTTTCTAACATTTTAATAATAACATCAATTACCTCATTTTTTGCATTTTCAGGTGAAATTTTCTTAGCCTTTGGTGAAGGATTTTCACCAGGGTTAGGATTTTTTCCAGGATGACTTGGTCTTGGTTTTGTAGGGTTTTTAGTACCTGGCTTTGTAGGAGCTGGTTTTGTTGTAGGAGCTGGTGATGGATTTTGTTCATCAACTTCTTTCTTTACTTTAGCTTTCGGTGAGGGATTTTCACCTGGATTAGGATTTTTTCCTGGATGTGAAGGTTTTTTTGGTTTTGTACCAGGATCAGTTGTCGGTTTTGTTTTTGGTTTTGTTGGTGATACCGCAGGTTCTGATTCATCAACTTCTTTTTTATTTTTTGGAGATGATTTTGTCCCAAACGATTGAATATGTTTTGTTGCAAAATTTTCTCCCTCATTAAGATGTTTAATTAAATCTCCCTTAGTAATTCTTGGTAATATATTTCTTTCAACAATTTTCATAATTTCATTTTCTAAAAATAAAGATACGGGATTTTTTCCTTCTCCCAATTGTTTTTTTACTTCTCTTACACATCTTTCCCACTTTCTTGATTTTTTAGGACCAACTTGTGTATGGCATATTGCCCAAGGATTTGGTTTGTTTTCTTTATCTTTGGCTTCAGCCATACCCATCATCTTTCTATTATCATCTGAATCATCATCCATTCCATCAGGAGCCTCATCATTATTATCATGAGGAGTTTCTTGACCTGTAACATTTTGTAATACATCAGATGCTAATGCATCAGAGTCAGTTAAGTCATCAGTTTCATCTTCCTCAATTTCAGTCATTGAAACATTAACACCTTGTGAATTCAAGTTTTTTGCAATTTGAGATGCTTGTGGGTTTTTACTACTTATAGTTGTAACACCTTTTCCTGACGGAGATCCTTGTTCACCAAGTAATTTTGAATGTAAAATATTAACTTGAGATTCAGTTAATTTAGAAACAGTTTTAGCTGTCATTCCTTTTTCAATTAGTTCAAGGGCTTTTATATTAGTTTTCATACACAAATTTCTTTTCAAATTCTAGAATCAAATCTCTTTCGTAGAGTTTGTCTTTTATTTTTTGTTCTGTTTCTCCAAATCTAAACACCATTCTTTTTTGTCCTTCAGATTCTTCTGTTTCCCATGCTAATGCAACAACATCATCTATTGCATCTACCATACAAAAAAAATCGGAGTTTTGAATCAATTCCAATTTTATATCAGTATTTCTCAAAACTCCTACCTTCTTAATATATTTTAATTCAGGTGGAGTTGGATAACCATTAGATGGTTTACTTTCCCAAAATTCCCCCCACACATCAGTTTTATCAGAAAAAATAAACTCGTAAAGATTATCTCCTTTATAATTAGGTCCTAAACCGTTTACGTAGATTAAATTACTCATATAACATTTCCTTCTATCGAAATTCTTTTTTGTTTACCATTATTTTCAAAAACTAAATTTTTCTTATTGGTAAGTCCAATAAAATTATAGTTAGAATTTTTCTCTAAAAATTTCTTAGCTGCTAATTCTTGCTCAATTGTTTCTGTTAATTTAATAACTGAATTCATTTTCTTTTTAACGTCAGAGTTAATTTTAATTTGTTTTTGAGCTTTTTTATTTGCAGATTCTCTTATTTCTTGTTTTGTTACTTCAAAATATTTTGAAATTACTTTATCAACTTTAGATTCTTTGAAGATACTATCCATTATTGCTCCGTTACCATATTCTGTCATTTCAGAACCGTCACCTCCTTCAATAGGAACGTCCATATCTGTTTGAATATCTTCAACTTCAGAATCATCGGTCATATCTTTGCCTCCCATATCATCTCCACCTAAATCTTCAGAATCTTCATCAAATTTAGATATGATATCTTCTTTATCTTCTTCAGATAAAGTCTTTAATTCTAAAGACGATAAAACCATATTGATAACATATTTGATATTTTCAGAAGTCATTCCTTCTTCATTATCTAATGTTCTAATTTTTTGTGTTAATTTACCTGTAAGTTTTTGAATTGTTTTAAATGTTACGTGTTCTTCGGAGTCTCCTGATCCTGTATTAGCGCTCATATCATCATTCATATCAACATTTACATCTTCACCTCCCATATC